GAAAGACGGTTGGGTATTCAGATGGATACGCACAAGCGTTCTGGGACAATCGGATAATACTAACGTATCTCAGAAGATGAGAGAGGGTTGGGTTCCAGTTAAGGCTAGTGATCATCCAGAGATGCAAGTCATGTCTGATATCAACTCACGATTTGAGGGCAACATCGAAGTTGGTGGCTTGCTCCTTTGTAAGGCTCCGAAAGAGGAGATGGACAAAAGGGCGGCTTACTACCAGCAGATGGCGTCATCTCAGATGGAGTCTGTGGACAACAGTTTCATGAGAGAAAACGATCCCCGTATGCCTCTGTTAAAACCAGATCGCACCACGAGGACTCAATTTGGTAAAGGCTGATTCCATTAGGTTCGGCCTTAAGCAATCGAGGTGATTATCGATGGCTGCAACCGCAACCCCTATGGGAGCGGAACCAGTTGGCACTTTGTCTGCCAGCGGTTCTTTCTCCGGCAAGGTGCGGCATATTAAGATTGCTAGTGGCTATGCTGCTAACGTCTTTTATGGCGACTTTGTGAAGATGGTCGCTGCTGGTGTTATTCAAAAAGACACTGGTACTGCGACTATGACACCTGTTGGCGTGTTTATGGGATGTGCTTACACAGACCCTAACACCAAGCAGAAAACTTTTTCTCAGATGTGGCCCACTGGCACAGTAGCTTCTGATGCTGTTGCCTATGTGCTGGATGATCCTGATGCTGTATTCAAGATGCAGAGTGATGAGTCTTTGGCTCAGACTGATCTTGGCAACAACATCGGTGTAGTCCAGACTGCTGGCTCAACTGATATTGGTCGAAGCAAGAATGCTTTGGATGGTTCAACCGCTGCAACAACTAACACTCTTCCTCTGCGAATTGTGGAATTTGTTGACGGCCCAGATAGTGCAGTAGGTGATGCCTATACAGATGCTCTGGTTATTTTTAACTCAGGTATGCATCAGTACAGACAAGCTACTGGCACTGGCACATAAGGAGGTTTGGCAAATGGCTATCTCTAGAGCGCAAATGCTAAAGGAACTCCTGCCGGGGCTTAATGCTCTATTTGGTTTGGAGTACGAAAAGTACGACGACGAACACACAATGATTTACGACAGTGAGTCATCTGAGCGTTCGTTTGAAGAAGAAGTCAAGCTGAGTGGTTTCGGCGCGGCTCCTGTGAAAGCTGAAGGTAGCGCAATCTCTTATGATTCCGCACAAGAATCTTTCACTGCCCGTTACAACCACGAGACCATTGCGATGGGATTCAGCATCACAGAAGAAGCTATGGAGGATAACCTCTATGACTCTCTGTCTGCTCGTTATACCAAAGCTCTGGCCCGAGGTATGGCTTACACGAAGCAAGTTAAGGCGGCTAACCCTCTTAACGATGGCTTCAACACTTACCAATCTGGTGACGGCGTAACGCTGTTCAATACAGCTCACCCGCTGGTAAACGGTGGAACTAACTCCAACCGTCCTACCGTTGCGGCTGACCTGAACGAAGTCTCTCTTGAGGACGCTGTAATTAACATTGCTGCGTACACTGATGAGCGAGGTCTTCTGATTGCTGCGCGTCCTCGTCGCTTGATTGTTCCGCCCGCACTGATGTTTGTTGCTACTCGCCTGCTGGAAACAGAAGGTCGAGTCGGTACTGCCGATAACGACATCAACGCACTTCGTAACAACGGTTCGATCCCAGAAGGCTACAGCGTCAATCACTACCTGACTGACAGCAATGCTTTCTTCATCATTACCGATGTTCCGAATGGCATGAAGCACTTCGAGCGTACTGCGCTTGAGACTTCAATGGACGGTGACTTCGATACTGGTAACGTGCGCTACAAGGCGCGTGAGCGTTACTCTTTCGGTGTCTCTGATCCTTTGGGCATCTACGGCTCCCCCGGTACTTCGTAAGTCGTACCGAGCTACCTTGCTGGGGGGTAGGTTTCTACCCCCTAGTTTTTCCTGACTGCGAAAGCAGACCTAGCCAAGACAGGAGACACATATGGCTACTACCACTTTCTCTGGCCCTATTAAGGCTGGAACTATCCGCGATGGCGCTTCCGCCAATGTTGGCTTTGTTGAGATGGCTCAGACCGCAGCTTGGTCTCAATCATCTACAGCCGCATCCACTGGGATTATTGTCCCTGCAAATAGCCAAATCACTGAGATTACTATGTACATCAATACCGCGTGTAATGGTGCATCACAGAATCTGAGCGTTGGCACATCTACAACTTCTACTGAGTTGTTCACTGCTTTGGCGCTGACTACTGGCGCAAATGTAATTAAGCAGGGATCTACTGGAACTATCACTGACACTGACGCTTGGTTGGATGTTGGTACTAGTGACGTAACGATTTTTACCAAGACCAGTGCAGGATCTTCTGGTGCTGGTTACATAACCGTTAAGTACATCCAGAACAACAACCTTGCATAATAATCGGGCGGGGTGACCCGCCCTTTATTAGGAGAAAGTAGATGGCAGATACTGTAACCAGCCAAACTATTCAGGACGGAGCAAGAACTGCCGTCATGAAATTCACTAATGTTAGTGATGGCACTGGTGAATCAGGCGTTGTCAAGGTTGATGTTTCCGCTCTTAATGACGAACCCCAAACAGGCAAAGCTTGTACCGGGGTTGTAGTATCTAAGATTCAATACGTTACGTTCGGTATGAGCGTTAGAATTGATTTCAAGGCTACGGCTAATACTTTGATTGCTTACTTGCCAGAGAACTATTCTGATGAGCTAGATTTTTCTGGCTTTACTGGTATCCCAAATAATGCAGGCGCTGGTAAAAATGGAGACATAGTCTTCACAACCAATGGCGCTGCTTCTGGAGATGCCTATACTATTGTTTTGACGTTAGTAAAGACTTACTCATAACATGAGAAGATATTACAAAGGCGGAACAGTCGCTAAGTTTAATGAAGGCGGAAGCACCAAAGATGCCTGCTACCGAAAGGTTAAAGCTAGGTACAAGGTGTTTCCGTCTGCTTATGCGTCTGGAGCAATAGCTAAGTGCCGAAAGGTTGGCGCTGCTAACTGGGGAAATAGTTCTCGTGGCAGTTCGTAAGACCAAGAAAGGCGCTGCCTTAAAGCGTTGGTTCAAGGAAGAATGGAAGGACGTTCGTACCGGCAAAGCTTGTGGTCGAGGTGAAGGTGAGAAGAGAGGTACGCCTTACTGTAGACCAACTAAGCGTGTGTCTAGTAAAACCCCAAAGACATCCGGGGAGATGAGCGCGGCAGAAAAACGGAAGAAGGTTGCTGAGAAGAAGCGTCTTGGTCAACCAGCCGGTAAACCCCGAAGAGTTAAAGCGGTTAGCAGGAAGAAAAAGAAATGAGCCTTTCTGAATCTGACAAGAAGAAACTTAAGAAGTATGGTCTTAGTGGTCTTAATAAGCCTAAGCGTACTCCTAGCCATCCAACAAAGAAGGGCATTGTTGCCACAAAGATTGGTGACAAAGTAAAGATCATTAGGTTTGGTGACCAGAAGATGGGTCACAACTATTCTGCTGAGGCTCGCAAAGCATTTAAAAGCAGACACGCAAAGAATATAGCCAAAGGAAAAAGTAGCCCTGCTTACTGGGCGGACAAGTTCTTTTGGGCGGGATCTGGTGGCAGCAAGAAGAGTCCTCCTAAATCCCAAAAGAAGAAGTATGTGTAATGATTTCTAGAGCGCAAATGGGTAAAGAGATTATGCAATCACCTGCTCAGAAAAGAAAAATCAAAAAGGTTATGTCGGAATATAAGTCCGGCGATCTTAAAAGCGGTTCCGGCCAGAAGGTAACCAGCCGAGATCAAGCTGTTGCTATTGCTATGTCTGAGGCCAACAACGTCGAGAAGAAGTTTGCTGGCGGAACAGTGGGCCGAAGTGATGGCAGGGCGGTCAGAGGTCTTACTAGAGGTATGATCAGATAATGGCTACCAGTGGAACATATGCGTTCAATCTCGATATAGGCGACATAATTGAAGAAGCCTATGAGCGGGCAGGGGTAGAGCTTAAGAGCGGGTATGACTATCGTACAGCCCGTAGAAGCTTAGACCTTATGATGCTTGAGTGGCAGAACCGTGGCTTGAACCTATGGACGGTGCAGTCTGCATCTGAGACTTTGACCCCCGGCACAAGCAGATATGCTCTGAGTTCCGATAAGTTGGATATCATTGAAGCCTTTATTAGAACTGACGCTGGAAACACAAGCAGTCAGTCTGACCTGATGATGCAGAGAATCTCTGTTAGTCAGTACTCACACCTTACAAACAAGCTGACTCAGGCTAGACCCCTTCAGTACTGGATAGAAAAAGACCCATCTGAAATTGCCATAAACCTTTGGCCTGTTCCTGATTCAGCCGAAACCTATACTCTGGTTTATTACTATATGCAGAGGATAGAAGATTCTGGCAACCCAGCTTCAAACAATATGGATGTTCCTTCCCGCTGGCTTCCTTGTCTTGTTG